CCATGGGAGTGTCGCCTTCTTGCATTACCAAATGGGTGAAGGGGACGGCGCTGCCGAGTGCCGTCAAGCTGCCTCGGCTGGCCGCCATCCTGCAATGCAGCATTGACGCCCTCTACGGCCGTGAGCCGCCTTGGGACGGAACCGGGGCCGCAAGCTGAGAAAGGAGTTACTTATGTTTTGCACACCGGAGCAGCGGCAGATTGGCCGCTGGATTGAGAACCATTATGACATTGACAAGGTGCAGTGCGCCGAGATAGTCACCAAGAACGCGGTGCGCCTGACCCTCCGGGGCCACGAGCCCACCATCCTGATCCTCCGCCAGAATGGGCGGATGGACCAGATTCCCGAGGCGGCGCTTTTCGAGGCGGCCGTCTGACCTCATGCCAATATTGTACCCCCAGGGAGGAGTGATTACCATGCCGGAGGAATACCGGAATATCTACAAAATCTGTCGAAAGTCTGCCGGTTTTACCCAGGAAGCGGCAGCGGAGCGGCTGGGTATCAGCGTGGAGAGCCTGCGGGCCTATGAGACCGGCCAGAGGGTACCGCCTGACGAGGTGGTGGAACTGATGTCCATACTGTACAATGCCCTGCATCTGATTGTCCAGCATGTGCGCGAACGGAACGCCATGTACAGCCGGGTAGTACCGGAGGTGCCTCAGTGCTCTGTGCTGGAGGCGTCGGCCAAACTGACCAACCGGATCTATGCTTTCGCTGATAGACACGCCGACCGGCGGCTTATGCAGATGGCAGAAGACAATGTGATTGACGCGGCGGAGCGCCCCGAGTTTGATGCCATCATGGAGGATTTACAGGGCATCGTGGAGGCCGCCATGGCCGTGCGCTACGCCAAACAGGGACATCTTGAGGAGGGTGTAAAGTGAAAAAGACAGCCAAACGGCCGCTCACGGACGAGGAGATCATGGCGTATGACAACGTGCCGATTGATGTGGCGGCCCGATACATAGGCTGGTCGTCCCCCACCATCTACCGAGCCCTGCGGGAAGAGCGGGCCCCCTTCGGCTTTGCCGTTTGCAGCGAAGAGACAGGGACGTGGACGTACAACATCAGTCCCGGCCTACTGGTGAAGTACAAGAGGGGAGACCTGCCTACCTACCGCCTCCGGGAGCTGGAGGAGGTCATGGTGCGCCACGTCCAGGAGGCGCTGGATCTGCGGCTGGCCGGAGTGTCGGCGCTCATGGGAAAGGTGCTGAGCGCATGAGCATGATACGGCTGGAGCTCAGCAATCGGGACTATAACACCATCGCGGAGGCCCTGCTGGAAAGCGCCCTGGACTGGGAGCACGCCGCGGACGAGCTTGGGCGTCTGCACCAGTTTTGCGCCCGGACAGGGGACCCGGCCTACGGGGCCAAGCTGGCCCGGCTGGACCGGGAACAGTACCGCCATAGGCGTCTCGCCCGGCGCAGGCGGGCCGTACTGGAGCGCCTGCGGAAACAGAAGGAGGCAGAATTATGCTGATGGATCTGGATTATGAGACCGTGTCGGCGCTGGAGTCGGCGCTGATCGTGGCAGAGGACAGTAAGATGCGAGATGCCAAGGACTGGGCCAATATCGCCGAGTCCTTGGGAGCATCGGAACAGCGCCGGGCGGCGGATAATCTGGCGGAGTTTTGCCGGGGACAGGCTGACAGCTACCACAAGGCCCTGGATGCTTTGCAGCAGGCAAAAAAGAAAGGCCCCAGTCGCTCGGACACAGCGACCAGGACCTAACGTGAAGACACCAGTATTATAGCACACAATTTTGATTTGCACAAGGGGGTGGTGCGCCAAATGAGCCAAGGAAACGAACAGCCGGGGTTCTGGGCTCTGATCCCCGCCTCAGTGCGGTACGATAAGGAGCTACCGCCAAACGCCAAGCTGCTGTATGGCGAGGTGACTGCCCTGTCGGACAAGCTGGGATACTGCTACGCACAGAACAGCTACTTTTCCGACCTCTTCGGCCTGTCTGAGCGCAGCGTGACCCGCCTGCTGTCCACGCTGGTGGACCGCGGCTATCTGCGGGTTGACGTGGTACGGGACACGGCCACGCAGGAGGTCCTGGAGCGGCGGATTTATGCCATCTACAACACTGAGGGGGCGGGGGCACCCCCTCCCGACAAAAATGTCGGGACCCCTCCTGACAAAATTGTCACCACCCCTCCTGACAAAAATGTCGGAGAGATCAATACAAGATCTGATCATATACCCCCTATAGTCCCCCAAGGGGGACCGCCCAAAAAGAAAAAGGCAAAGAGCGTCCCTGCCTGGAAGCCGGAGCGGTTTGAAAAGTTCTGGGCGTACTACCCCCGGCATGAAGACCGGGTGAGTGCCGTCCGAGAATGGGACAGGCTTAAGCCAGGGGACGAGCTGATCGACGCCATTGCACGGGCGCTGCTGTGGCAGACCAAGGAACCGGATTGGCCGGTACCCTACGCCTGCCGTTACCTGCGCAACCAGCGGTGGACGGACGAGCCACCCAGACCCAGGGCGCAGGGCCGGCCGGCAGCCCAGCAGATGACGGGCTGGCACATGGCGATCGTTGACGGAGAGGAGGTGCTGGTGCCAGATGAATCCGGCTGATCTGACCTGGGATCCGGCGGCGGAGCAGAGTGTGCTGGGCTCCATCCTGCTGTCCCCCGCCTGCCTGCCCACAGTAGAGCGGTCACTGCGGCCCGCCGACTTCCGCTTGGCCTCTGACCGGGCCGTCTATGAAGCCGTGCTGTCCCTGGAGCGGGCGGGCGGCTCTGTCGACCCAGTAACTGTCCTTGATCAGACTGCCAAGATGGGCGCGCCAGTATCCCGGGAGTATCTCTTCGGCTTGATGGAGCTGGCTGCTACGGCGGCCAACGTGGAGGAGCACGTCCGCATCGTCCGGGAAGATGTTCTCCGCTCCGGCCTGATGGAGCTGGCCGAGACCGTACATAGCCGGGTGACCAACCGGACGCCGGTGGCGGAGGCGCTGGCCCAGGCCCGCCAGACGCTGGACAAGCTGGAGCGTCAGGGCAGCGCTGGGAGGCTGGCCACCCCGACGGACATCCTGACCGCCTTCTACCGTCAACGGGAGGCGGTGGAAAGCGGGGACGGCAAGGCATACGTCTGCACCGGCTACATGGCCTTGGACAGCCTACTGGGCGGTGGGCTGATCAACAGCGGGCTCTATCTGCTGGCCGCGCGCCCAGGTATGGGGAAGACCACCCTGGCGCTGAACATCGCCGACCGCGTGGCCAAGGCCGACCCGGTGCTCTTTATCTCGCTGGAGATGGACAGCGATCAGTTAGCTGCCAAGCGCATCTCCCGACTGACCGGCATCCCGTCCGAGCGGCTGCTTATGCAGCCGTTGACCGATGCAGAGGCCGCCCAAACGGCCCAGGCTGCCAGCCAGCTCTCTACGCTCCCCCTGTATTCAAACGAGGCCCCCACCATGACGGTGGACGATATCGGCACGCTGGCCCGGAGCATCGGTGGCCTGCGGCTGGTGGTGGTGGACTATTTCGGCAAGATCGCGCCGCCGGCAGAGCTCCGGCGGGCAGGCCGGTATGAATACACCACAGAGATCTCGGGTGCCCTGAAGAACCTGGCCCGGGCTCTGAAAATTCCGGTGCTGGTGCTGTGCCAGCTTAACCGGGAGCTGGAAAGCCGTCAGGACAAGCACCCCCAGCTTTCCGACCTGCGGGACACGGGGGCGCTGGAGCAGGACGCCGACGGGGTAATCT